TCCTGCTGCCATTATTTCATCTTTCCTGTTTTAGTGCGAGAAAAACTACGATTAGCAGTCTTACTAGTAACACGCAAATTGCTACGTTTATTACCACCACCTTTACTAAGTGGTTTCTTATGGTCTACATCTTTACCATCACCCTTACTAACTTTACCTTCTTCCATAAGTTTACGTCTAGCACCATTACGTTTAGCCCTGTCTTTAACTACTGTAGGCTTACCATCATATGCTTGTTGTTTTTTGTAGTCACGTTTACCATTAGTCATGTAAGGCATTATTTCTTTCCTCCTACAACAATACCAAGTCGAGCCATATCTCCTGCTATACGCCCTGTAGAGGGTGCTATAACCTCTTTAATCTCTTTAGGACGACCTACAGGCCTCTTAACACCACCATCTACATAACCCTTCTCAGCAAGCCATTTAGCAGCCGCTGTACCCCCAGGAAGTCGTGCATGTTGTTTTATTTGTGCAATTGCCTCAGACTGTAACTTCACTGCAAGTTCTGTTTGCCATTTGTCTACGTGTTGTTTAATCATAGGGTGATTACGAACTTCTTGCCAGTGTTCCCAATCTCCGAGTAGTGTCATAGCAACAGAATATTCTGATGGGTCACGACATTCTAAGAACACCTCTTTGCACTCTTGTAATGTGTATACAGGTTTAAACTTAACGTCCACACGAGAAAATTCCTTGAACAAACCAAGGATAACACGTTTGCCGCTACCATCTAAGAATTTAGTTCTATCAGTCATGGTCATCAATTATAGTTATATTACGAATCATTCCACGAGGAATTTGTGTACGACAGCCTACTGTGCCATCAATAATGTAAGATGAAGTTAATACAATACCTTCTTCTCCGTCATATAGTAAATAACCTATTTGACTAACCATTACAGGTTGGTATATAAAATCATCTTCATGCATTGTCCAAGGAGTATCAT